CGTCGGTTTCATAATAGTTATTTTCACCTTTTCTGTACCCGAAATATGCGGTGGCACATATAAAGGGTAGTGATCCGAAAAGTAGGACATGAGCTAAAGTCATTGAATTTTTTCCTCGTAGATTTTAATTAACTTCATTGCCTGTTTTTTATCAGATCCACAAGGAGCATTTTTTAAACACATAAGAATTAATTCATCATCACTGATAGAGGGTTTAATAGTGAAACCCCACTTATCAACTTCACCTTCAACAGGTGCTTCGCACGGGTCAAATTCATGTGGCATTAGATAGAATTACCTGGTGATAGTGACTGGAAAATTTTAGAACAAACATCGATAGCACATCTTGATCCATATACACCAGAGAAAATATATGAGATACCTAACTTGCTGCAATACTTTTCTAGTTCCTGACATTTTTTTATATCACGGGTACTATAATCGATAATAATATCACCATCATCAAGTAAAGGCAGTAACTCATCAAATGTGTCTTCTGCCTTTTGCTCTGGGAGTGTAATCTGAAAGATACCAGGAACTTTACCAGCACTAGTATATCTAAGGCCATCAGATTTAACTGCTTGAACAAGATACTCTATTGAGGTTACACATCCACTAATGTATCCTGCTTCATATTGTCCACAGGCACTCTCATAGTTAGTGCTACTGTAACCCCAAACTTCAATTCCTTTTTCAATCATACGGCGGGACATGCCTTCACCAGTACGACCCAATCCAATCATTCCAACTTTCATTTTGTTCCTCCTCTATACGGTAGTGGCCATGTTACATGCATTCCAAATGTTAGTAATGCAATAAATCCAAAGACAAATAATGCGCTCATTCTACATGTACCGTTCCGATCATTCCAGCACCTTTGTGAGGAGCACACCAATAAGTATAGTCTCCTGCATCAGTAAATGCAATCTCAAAGTCATCACCTGGTAACATTGCCAGGGATTCATGACCAAGATCAGGACGACCTTCAACAATTACGTTATGAGGAGGGAGCATATTGTTGATAAAATGAACAGATTCACCAGCTTGAATAGTGACTTCTGAAGGATCAAATACTAGATTACCATTAGATCCCATTTGCACATCCAATGCATATGCTGTCTTGGGCATGAAAAAAATCATTGCAGCAATTATTGCCAGAATAGTGAACCGAATAAAACTTTTCATATGTTTTACTTGACTGCATTATCTAGGTAATCTCGCTCATTCTTATACAAAAAATCCATCTTTTTATCAAAATATATTTGTAATCCCTGACTTACTTCTGGAATGAACCATTCATGAATTGGAAGACATGCTTGCCAGTTAACTGGATGGATACAATTCATTACCACAACAGTCCAAAAAGCAGCTAAATGATTAGTGATAGTCAACATTTATCTAACTGTTCCAATAATCCAAGACCTCATACCATATGGAGTGTCGGCAATTAGATTCTGTGTCAACGTTGCTACCTCTTGTGGCACCACCAAACAGAATCCAATACCAAGATTGAATACATTTCTCATCTCTTCCTCAGCAATGTCTCCTGCCTCCTGGATCTTGTTAAAGAGTTCTGGTCGTTCCCAAGCAGAGTAATCAACATCAACTGTAAGACCCATTGGAAGACATCGTGGGAGGTTCTCAGGGAGTCCTCCACCTGTAATATGAGCCATACCAAGAATAGGAACTTCATCCAATAGGTATTGAATAAGACGAGCATAGATGGTGGTTGGCACCAGCAGTTCTGGCATCTCTTTATAGTAAATGTAATTTCTCCACAGCATATCATTTACGAGTGTGTATCCATTACTATGAAGTCCACTACTCTCAATACCAATGACTACATCACCAGATCGAATATTAGTTCCATCAACAATCTCATTCTTCTCTACAATACCAGTACAGAAACCAGCAAGGTCATAATCATTTGCTCTATAATGCTCTGCCGTTTCTCCACCTAGGAGTTCCATTCCTGCCATTGTACAACCAACATTAATTCCATACACAATGTCACTGACGTTAGCATCAAGTGATTTGGTAGAGATATAATCTAAAAAATATAATGGTTTAGCACCAGAACATATAACGTCATTGACGCACATAGCAACGAGATCCTGACCAATAGTGGTGTAATCATTAGCAATCCTACAGATATTAATTTTAGTTCCGACACCATCAGCACCAGATACTAATACAGGGTTCTTATAGTGTGATGGGATCTCCATCCTTCCACTGAACCCACCAATATTAGGTGCCAGTGCTTTGATATATTCTACAAAGGATCGTCCCTTGATAATGTCAACACCAGAAGTCTTGTAGTCCATAATTAAAAAATTTTATTATGCAACTTCTACTGGTTGCTCAAGATCTGCATAGAGGAAATCCATCATAATTTCATAGTCATCACCAGGATCTCCAGAAAATACTACTCCATTATTTTCATAATAGCGACGAACTTTTTTGAAAAGTTTTGGGTTCTTTACATCAAGGAAAAAGTCTCCGTTTGCAGCACCACGAAGAGTGTCGAGGTCTTTTTTGAACTTAGAAGTAATGAGCATTTGTCTGATTAATTACCTTTTAATTATAAAGTGAATGAAGCAAAAAGTCAATAGGTGTAGGAGTCAAGGAGCTTCGTCATTTAAGTCTGTGTAAATTTTCAGATGTTCATCGCCAGCAGGCATCATTACTGCTGCTTTACCATCTTCCCGCACAATACCTATGGTTTCTCCTTTTTCAACTCTTTCAATAAGTTTGTCGAAATTTTTTTCCCATTCATTTAATGTGTAAATTTCCATGTGTGTAGTTGATGTAGTGAGAGCGTTCTGCTATTCTCATTTGGATATTATACTACTTATAGTGCCCTTTGTCAAATGGTTCCCAGTGCTGCCAGTTATATTTGTGGACTGCCCACATTCCTATAACAGGAATAAACACCAAAGCAAATCCTATCACCCCAAGACACCAAGGAGTGTTCATAATTGTTCGGACAAAAATTTGTACATTCATCATGGATTTTTAGGATCAATTCCTAAGGTCTTCAAATACTCTATCCACCAATCTTGATCTTTCACATATCTCCAATTAGGAACTTCCTTTCCAAGTTCCACAACATAATACTGATAAAGTGCCTCATCGATAGTCTGTGCGATTTCCATATTCTTCTTCCTCTGCATCAACGTCTTCATATGGATTTTCCAAGAAGGGTTTTCGTTTTCGTGAAGGTTCTCGTTTGACATAATCCTGTTCTGCGTTAACTGCTTCAACCCAAACAGCAAGTTTTAATAGTATGTAGATAATAATAAGAGGTAAAAAACATGCAATAAGAATGATTTGATGTTTCATAAATCTCCTTCGTCTCTAATTCGGATAAAATAACCAATAATTATTCCACTCAACAAGGCAACATAAAGATAAATAACACTTGCAAAAAAACTAAAAAGTTCATTCCAATCCATCTTCTTCCTCATCAGGTTCATAAAGTGGACATGGTTCTTCAAACAAATTTCTCATTCTAAGTTGATTTATTCTTTCTTTGAGTTGCTTGTGAAACTCTTTTCTTTCTTCCTCGTTCATTTATCTATTAAAGAGTTATTTTTAACCAAGGAACAATGGGGTCAATTACTCCAATAAGTCGAAGAAGACCCTCAGCAAAAAGTGCGAGAACAACCCAACCAACACACATACTAATAATTCCAGCATTACGATTATGTTTTCGTATGGCATCATCAATCATCTCCTGAACTTCACTTCTTTTCACATAGTCATCATTATAAAGACTCATCATTCTTTGTATCAAGCATTTTCGATAGTGGATCTTTCTCTCCAATAACTATAGCACAAGCTCTTTGATAAAACATGTTTTGTGTATTTCCTGATTCTTCAAATGCTTTCTTTACTTTCACCCAATTTTCGTAAGTGTGTTCGTCCATTTGATTAATGCTTATTTAATAGTTATAATTTTATTTTAATAAGTAGAAATGAAAATGTTTTCATTTCATAATAATTTTAAAGAACTTATAAAGATTTAAACGGTGAGTCTCGGATTCGAACAGGGGTGCCCGTGAAGACACATTAATTTTCAAGACTAACGCAATATAAACCACTCTGCCAACTCACCTCACTTCAAAGTCCATTTTACGAACTTTGCGTTGCTTTCTTTGTTCTTGCCATAAGATGTCTTCATGTGAGAAAACACTCTTATTATGATTAGGTTGATAAGAGTTCAACATAACAACATTTGATAAATCAACTGCTGAAATCTTATCACCACGAATGGTTGCCATGTTCGGACAACCACAAGAAACTGTCTTACTTGAATGTCCTTCTAATTCTTTTCCACAGGAACGACATCTAATTTTATTATTTTCCATTGTATAATACGTTATACGTCTTCAGTTTTAAGATATTTATACTTCTTCTTTTAACATATATTCTACTGTGTTAGCAACATCATTCATTGCTTCTCTCAAGTCTTCTCTCTGTCCTGAATGACATTCTGAAGAATATGTTCCTGAAGTTTCTTCACAAAGAGTCCATCTCCATTGACTCATACTCTCAGAGTACCAAAGATTAATTTTCATTTGTAGAAAAAATCGTCTACGCGAGTATTTAGTTCTCCCATCTTACGAATCAATTGCATGTGTTCATTTTCTATTTCCTCAATACGACTCTGTAGTATTTCAATCATATCGTAGATGTTATCGCAGTCTGCAATTTTTTGTTCCGATTTCTTAAGTTTCTTTTTCATAAAAAAGGGGGACTTTCATCCCCCACTATACTTATATTATTCGATACTGTCAACAGCAGCAAGTGCTTTCTGTCTCAAGTCCTCAGGAAGAGGAACATAACCAAGACTATCAGACATTGCCTGAGACTTCTCACTCAACATATAACGAAGAGTTTCCTTCACACCAGTCTTAGACTCAGGGTATGCTAAGACCCAAGTAAGGGAGACAATAGGGTATGCATTGGCACCAGCAGGGTTAGCGTCAGCACCACGAAGTTGATCGTCCAGGACGATCTGTGATAGACCTGCTGCAGATGTTTCAGCATTTGCTTTGACA